AGGTGACGCACCATCCGCCCAATGTATAGCTGCTATATTTATTGTTGTGCTCATATATTCCTAATCATCCTGCTGAGTTATAAGCGTACCTAGTTGTCCCTCATCCAGACCCGGACCATTATCCAGTATCAGTGTCTGCCCTGTAGTGCCCTCCACTACATGCCATGAGGTACCTGCTGGGGATGCCAGTGGTAGAGCATACTCTATATGATCCCTCTGCCACTGTGCTACACCGGATGCTACTGTCTCATACTGATACGTAGAGTGTGCTGTCCCTGTCTGATGATATAGTATAGTGTCTACTTGTGTGATTTTACTGAGGATCTCCTGCAAATCACCCGATGCTCCGCCAGAAATATTGATTAATATCTGTACGTATATTTTGATTTTAAAAATCTCATCAGTATCACCCTGTCTGCTGATGCCAATTTTTCGGCCCCACTGATCCAGCTGCTGCCCTATAGCAGTACTGAGTAATCTATCAGTCATACACTGATGAGATATATCCTCTAGCTGTTGTATTTCTGCTCCGATAATCGCTAATAATTCTCGGAGCTTATCTGCATCGTCGTAGTAACTGATGAGCATACTATATATATCTGCTATTACATCATTTTTATCCGGTATGCCAGAGATCATTATTTATACCTTCTTTTTCCCCCGCCAAAATTTTTTTGGCGGGCTAAAAAAGATTAGCAATATTAAGTACTTGTAACTGTGACGTATGTAGTACCTGTACGTGCTATCTGTACCATCGATACAGATATAGGAGATGTGCTAGATGGTGCAGGAGTAGTACTCACATATATAGTCATGGTACGGATACCAGGTACACCATCTACTCTGTTGCCATCATCATCCACGTATCCTGCTACTATAGTGGATACCATAGATACTGGTATTACATCACCACCCACAGACAGTGAATTTACGTAATGAATACAAGCACTTTCGACCAGTGTATCACCATCTGTAGGATAAGCAGTACCTTCCGTATTTTTCCCAATGATTACACTAACATAGATGTATACAGGAGTAGCATACGACCAGCATACAGAGGTCTCTAGGCCGTGTACGTCTGTCACAGTAGCAGTCTCAGTACCATAGCACTGTATGCCTGCGGGTAGTCCCGCTGAGCCATACATAGTCTCTGCTAGTGTTTCCTCCTCACTGGTAGATAGTGAGGAGGGGTAGATGAAAATTTGGAAAGCTTTGCCGGGAGTATTATATATATCAGTTGTAAGTGTGCGATTCGAAAGACAAATCGCCTCATCAATAAAATCTAGAGCGACTACTCTAGACTCTATAGCGTTATCGGTGCAATGCCCTGATATTCCTCGTGATTCTAAGAGTCTCTCTCGCAGTGCTGTATCGGATTCCTCGGCTGTACCGATAGTATCCTCAGTTACAGCGTCATTAGTGACTGATGTCCATCCACTGATGGCGTCAATAATCTCTACAATATCACCAGCATCCGCTGCTTCTGCTCCTGCGGTGGAGCAGACAAGAGTACAATCTGTAGGAGATGCAGATATAGTGACCGCTGTGTCCAGATGCCAGTATGTACCATTACTAATCCTGACCCTAGCAGTGGTGGGTATGAGAGTACCTACAGTACCATCTACATATCCAGCACAGTAGGAGTAGGATGCGGGCTCTCTTGTTAGCCCCCGAGATTCCGCGATAGCGTCTAGCACCACTCCTGTAGCAGACTGTGGATCATCCATATCGTAGATGTCCTGTAGGAGCTCATAGTTTTGCCCGATTTCTTCGGCCGGCGGATCAATCAGCTGACCGAGTACACTCTCTGCGCCAGTGCTGATGTCTGGCCCATAGTGCGAGGATGCTTGCAGACGTGCGCGCATATTAGCTCGCACATCCTCAGTCCGGAGTACCACCAGTCCAGTAGATGTTAGGGATGGAGAAAGTATAGTCATATCAGCCTCTTACAGCACTACATCTATAACACCGTAATCTGTATCCACGTAGTATAGACCAGTTAGGTGTCGTGTAGTAGGATCTATAGTTAGGGAGGAGTATTTAATGCTCGTAACTCCTTGGATTCTAAACATTTCCGAACGAACTAAAGCATCTACTAGCTCGGTGGTAACACCACGCTCCATGATGGTACCTATATATGGTAGCCCAGCACTCTCGTCGAACGGCCACTCACCCACCTGCATCTGTATCCTCTGTCGCAGCTGCTGTCGCACCTGCTCCTGGGGCGATGCGGTCACCACATCACCATGTGATATAATTAGGTCGTTATCTGCATCAGTTTTTAGGTCCATTATATATATAGTCTCTGCTTCCGGCAAATCTGCCGGAAGCTAAATAGCTAATACTCTTGTAGATTTAACGTCTGTAATAGCACCAATCTGTACATCTGGTACACCAGTGGTACCACCTGTCTCTATGTGTTTATGAGCATTGTAGGATGTCTTAATCATATTAAGCCCTTGCATCACTACTGATGCTAGTGCTACATAGTCTGTAGCACTACCGGAGCCCAGATACAGCTTAGCAGCTGATATTACGGGGGATAATCCATCCCCTATATCCGTTAGAGCAGTAGGCATAGGACCTGGTATGGCTACTATAGACGCCCAGTCACATGATGTGGGTGTGGGCGGCGGCTGATTAGCCGTAGATGTACTCAGCCATGTGCTGATGTCGTAGTCCTGCGGTACTAGCTGTATGACGCTGCCTACTGTTAGCGGCCAGTATATACATCCTCCATTCCAGTTGGGATAAGCTACCGGAATGTTTGGGATTATTGGGAATGGCTTAAATGTACCAGTCCTATAATTTGGCAACGCTATCACCGGCTGTGCAGAGCATCTCTGGGTGGATCCGGAGAACTCAGTCACTATAGCTGGTATAGGGCCATGAGTATTTCCCACCACATCCTCAGCTGCCGCACGTAGTAGACCTGATAGAGTAGGATTAGCCTCATCCAAATATACCATTATGCCACCTGTCTCTGTCTAGCTGAGATCTCAGTCTCCCATACACTACCATCTGATACTACCTTGTGAGCTATGCTCTTTACTTGGAAAATACCATTAATATTCAATGACTTAAGTTGGAATATTTGATGCAGTTTGCAAATACCTGTATTTAAACGACATTTTACTTTTATGTTTCCCTCTGTGTCTCTCTCTGGACTCTCGATCATACCAGTCTCATCAGAGACCACCACCATAGTATTAGGGGCACCCATACCATCCCAGAAGTCTGATTCTGAGTATATGTATATGGATTCATTGATGATTTTATATGTCGATAAATCAAATAGTAATACCTCCTCCAAACACCTTCTTGTTGGCCCCACCAGTGTGATGCCGGTGGGGAACGTGATGGGCTTGAGGGTAGGAGACATGTACCCTACCGGTGTACCCATAGAGGAGATGATGTCTGATAGCACTAATGATCTTGCTGTGTTAGGAGGATACGCTCTACAAAAGTCCTGTTCAATAAATTTCTTGCCAAAGTCCCTAGCAAGTATAGTAGTGCAGATAGAAGCACCTTCTCTTTTGGTGGTAACACCATACTTCTTTACGTCACCAGTGAAAAGATTGGATAAAATCCCATCCCCTGCCAGTACTTGTACCACTAATCCCTTAGATTCCAACACTTTAAGTGCAGGGGGAGAAAGATTGAAAATCTTAACATTTGCAGAATTCGGCTCTGAGGATCCTGGTATAATTATATCTGCCTCTATGTGTAGTGGATATGTATACTCCCATCCATATACTCCATTAGATCCTACTCTTACAGCCATTTTACGCTCTGGTACCATTTAGGATCCCTTTTTGGCCGCCGATTTAATTTTTTGCCGGGGCTAAAAATAGTTGTAATATTAACATGTTATGAGCTCGGTACCGAGGTAACAGAGTAGTATGATGGAGCACCGGTGTTAAGTATTATTTCTTTCAAAGCGGCTGTCTCGGCAGCCGAATAATATATTAGTACTTGAGTTTTTCCCAAAGCATCTATAGATGTTTCTTCAGAATCCTTTGATAAATCAAGTAGATATAGCATACCAGACGGACGTCCCTCACCTACTCTGCGCGGGAAGATGTATGCTCCTGGATGTAGTGCCTGACCAGAGATGATAGTATTATCGTCTGAGTCATATATGGACATATACCAGCACACCTGTCTGTCCATATATGTGAGTACTAGGCGGTATACAGCATCATCCAGAGTGACTAGAGTCTCACGTACTGGAGATGGGTAGTCTGATTCATCTGGGGTAAGATTAATGATTTCCATGATTTACCTTAGCCTATTCTCCGATGAAGTGGCAGCAGATGCCTGCCTAGCCACCTTATCTGCATCCGCTTTGCTGGTGGGGGCAGCTCCAGTTTTGGGATCTTTCCAGCTCGTGTTAACATTTTTTGGTCTCGCCGAAATAGGCCTTAATTTCGGCATCATGGCCACAGATGGTGTAGCCTTACGGACCTCCTTGCAGGCGATGCTGACCTCTATAGCATCCCCGGTCTCCTGATTAGTTTTCGCTTCACACTCGGTGATCCAGACTATAGGCGACCAGTACCTTAGTGCTATCTGCACTGGCTGTCGCTTATTTCTCAATGTAATCAATGCGTTATAAGCATCAATAATACGCTGCACACCAGGAGACTCATCCCATGGCAGAGTAGGAGACGACACTATTGGGGTACGGACGACGTACCCCGAGAAGCGGTACTCCTCCGGCTTGATCACGACGTAATCGGACATAGTAGCACCACTGTCGGCTGCATAATCGGTAGATTCCGCGGGGGATGTGCGGGTCTCTTCCAGCTCGGCATCGAATTGAAAAGCTGTTGTCGCTAAGCTCGCGATTTCATTGTTAAATAGTATGATCATTATACACTCGCTAGCACCAGTGGTGCCTTGGGTGATCCGGGTAGTACTGCCATAGCCTCTCTCATGGCTTTGTTCAGTGCATCCACGATGTCCTGACTAGTACCCTTGGGGGCATTTACTATTATATTATTGTTTTGGGTAGTAGTAGTAGTAGTGGCAACTGGTCCAGATGCTACATTTTTCGGCGTGAGCACACCCGCCTTAACTCCCTCTCCTCCTCCCCACACAGATGATGAGAAGTCATCCCACAGATCCTTAGTTTCTTTAAGTGCATGATATATTTTGGAAATTACCTTCCACAGCGTATTCATAATATTGAACAGTGTGGTAGCCCCACTCTTTACATTTTCAATAAATTCCTCTACATTTTTTCCGTTGGATGCCCAATCAAGAAACTTAGTTGCTACCTTTTCAATTTGGGGAAGAAGGCCAATAAGAATATTATTTTTAATCCCCTCTAAACGCTCCCTAGCAGCTGATAGTGTCTCATTATATTTTTGCGCCGATGCTCTGGCTGGGTCCATAGACACGGCCCCAGTCTTGATCAGTGCCTCCTGGTATCTACGTATGCCCACCCTCCCCTGTTCCAAAATTGGTAATAATTTCACACCTGTATCGCCCAGCAGCTCTGTAGCGGCTGCTGTGCGCTCAGCACCCGGAGCCATCTTATACAGCGCATCAGCGGTGTTGAGGATTAATTCTTCAGACGAAATTAAATTTCCTTTGGAATCCTGGATAGTTATACCGAGTTTTTTGAACGCGTTGATAGCGTCCATATTTTTACCCTTAACAAAATCTCCTTGTGATTTCGCAAGCTTAGCAAACATGGCAGTAATTTCATCCGCCTCTACCCCCCAGTTTTTACCTCCGACCTGCAAGGTCTGGAGGAACTGGGTGGATGATCCTACCTCTTTGGCTGCTCGGTCCATCCTAGCCAGACCCGTACCTGCCTCCGATATGGATTCTACCAATGATTTCACGCCCTTAGTCACCAATGCTATGGTACCACCGGCAATTAAAAACGATCCAAATTTTCCAAACAGCCCACTACTACTACCTACAGCCTCGGTATTTTTCCTAATCTCAGCAGTAGACTTAGCCTGATCCTTGAGATTCTTGGCCTTTTTGGATCCATCGGGATCTGGATCCCTCTTAGATGGTGATACTGGAGGAGGAGATGCTCGTAATGATGTAGATTTGAGGCCAGCAAATTCTGCTGGTAGTGGTATAGACTTGAGGCCAGCAAAATCTGCTGGTAATGCAGATGACATACTCAGCAGCCCGCCACTTGCAAGAGGACCTATTTTGGCAGCTTCACTCTGTAAGCCCCTGACATTACTTTGCATTTTGGTGGCAACAGTAGATAGACCCTCAATCCTCTTCTTCTGATCATCATCACTTACAGCTATAGTTTTACCAGCAATTTCAATAGCTTTGACATCTCTCTGAAAATTGCTAACTTCTCCAGAAACATTACCTACAGATTTTACTAGTTTTTCCTGATAGGATGCTAATGTAGATGATAGTGCTGTAGTGGTAGTTTTGGCCGAGTCAGATATAGCTGCTGTGGTCTTAGCCGCTGACTCCGTCACACTTTTGGACGTGATGGCAGCAGCACCCAGTGTAGTTATTACACTGCCGCCAGAATTAGTAAGACTTGTATTAATATTCTCTAATGATTTCGAAGTATTAGAAATATAACTGGAGGAGGGAGAAAAAGTCTTCTCAAATGCTGTACGTACTCTCACAGCTACATCACTTGTAGCTTTTAGCTTATTGACTAAGTTGTTGATATTACTACTTATTTTATTAAGGGTAGTTTGATCTACCCTAAAATTAAAATATGTAGTAATTTCGCGGTCTTTAGTCATTAACTTAACTTTCTAAGTGATTTTGTAACGCAAGTAAGTAATATTGTTCATATATTTCTGGTAGAGACCAAGTAGACATCAACTCTGCTAGTGGTATATTATACTTGATCGATACTGTATATGGTACCCATCCATACCATCTACTAGATTTCTTAAGAATCTCAGCTATTTTGGACATTTTAGCCTGCCGAAAATTTTCATCCGAATCGGTGGGCTTCTCAATAGTCTTCATAATAGCCTCAGAGAGCAGCTGGAGATTAGATCCTAATCGAAAAAAGGGCCGTAGTTACAATCTATCACCCACCATATAGCACTGAGGAGTTCCTTATAATTTGCCGCATAAATGTCGTCAAAAAACTTAGGAACATCAATAAAATCAGCAGCTTTGGGAGTCTTCTCTCGTTTTACACCGTTAAGGATTTTCTTAAGAAAGGATGCGCCGCCTTTGGCGGCTAACTTGGCGGGAACTTTAGTGATTTCGTCGCGAGCGAACTCAAGCATAGTATAGGGTGTAGCATCAGTATCATCAGATTTTCCGGAAATTCCCAAAAATAACTTCCCCAGGCCGTCGCCTAATATGTCCGCTATCTCTATAGCGAGGGTAACACCATACTCAGCATCATATGGTATGAGAGAGTATGTATGCTCTATACCTGATTTGTCTTTGATTTCGGTAGTTTGTAGTTGTCTCATATACTATCCTCCTAATACTTGTGATTCTACACAATAATTTTATGTAGAATCTTTTTTAGCCCGCCAAAAAAATCGGTGGGTAGGTATTTATTATTGAGCTATACCACCGGAATCATTAAGGAAGTTGATAACACCCTCAAATTCCCAAGCATGATTAGCCGCTTCCTCGGCATAGTCATACTTAGCCGGGACGGTGATGGACATCGACCCGGAGAACTGGAGAGTACCCATCAGGTCGGTGATAGCTACATCATGTACCACTAGGGAGGTAAGACGAGATGTCTTCATCATTCCAAGTAGATACGCATGTGACTTACCACCATGTAGGATGCTCATCGTGACTTTGCCAAGATGATTATTGTGGATATGGACAGCACTGGAGCCGTGGGATCCCTGCGTCCAGGATGTCTCAGGACCCGAGTACTCGATGGTCAGGTGTGAGTCTGAGGCAAAGCCATCGAGGAGGATACCATCGACAGTGACTACGACTAGTTCAGGGGAATATGCTGTAGTTGCCATGACTTATGCCTCCGGCAGATAAATGTTGAAGGTGACGGACTGGATGGCACCGGATATATCAGCTCCTGCTCTGACAGCAGGTAGCTGTCTAGCAGCTACCTGTGCGGTAGTGACGTCGTCCATAGATGGAGCCTTAGTCCAGATACTGCCCTCGTCGAAGTGGCTGTTTTTCTTGGGCATTTTTGGAGGAGCACCATTAGCTAGAGTTTTGGCTACTACCTGTTCAATTTGAGCTATCCCTACGGAATTATATGGTATTTTCTCGTTGCGGGCTGAGGCATCAATAAATAGCTGTGCTACAGCCTCACCGATACGGGCCTTAGCCCAGTCGCGGCTGATTTTGGCATCAATAAATGTACCATCGGCTAGTTTACCGGGAGACATTACTGCCTTTTTCTTGAACAATACCACGGAGTTACCGCCATTGGCAAGCACGTTGGCATACTCGGCAGCGGTCATCACAGTAGCAGCACCCTCAGATGCATCCACACCAGTCAGCTCTATCTTATCCCACGTGGTGCTGCCATCATCAGGATCCAGAGCAGTTTTATACGCGGCCCATGCTAGGGCCGCGAAAAGATGGTCATCATCGTGGTATACCATATAGGTACTACCGTTATTCAGCGCCTTAATCGCGCCGAACACGTTACCTGGTGTATTTGCCAAAATATCTGAGCTAGAGCTCTGGATACCTGCCATCCTGTCATTAGCCGCGCACCATGCAGCACAGGCAGTATTTGTGGCGTCTACCTGGTCATAGTCCAGGCAGACAACATAATAAAAATCATCATCCTCAGTCTTAATAGCGTCTAAGTCTGTGGAAAGACTGGAGAAATCAGTAACTTTCCCAATCTTTACTTTTTGCGGATGTACATCTTGCCCAAAAAAATATGTAGACACAGCATCATAGGTGCCATCATCTACATATGTATCATCTAGCATACCCTGTGTGTCTGTATATTCTCTGACGTACTCTCCGGGGAATGTTACCCCAGAGGATACAACTAAGAGATTAAATCCTTGGGCAGAGACAGCCGAGCCACCACTATACACGTTGACAGTGACATCACTATCTATATTAGCCATATTGTTGCTCCTTTTACCTTTTTTGCTTCCGGCAAATTTGCCGGAAGCTAAACAATCTCATCTATATCTGTCTCTACCACAGATGTGATGATGTTATACTTATCAGCGACTTTTTCGGTCCAATTAATCTTGTAAAGCTTTGAAATGATTGGTAAATTTATAGTTTCCTTGAGAATTGTCAAATCCTTAATCCCATCATCAGCAGCTACTATCCCCATACCGGAGGACAGAATATACTGTGATATCGTGGATGTATGGATAGCAGGCTCTAGCTGATAATAGTATGATAGAGCATTTTTTCCTATCAGGTAGACTACTAGGTCTGCCTGATGGCGGTAATAGATGTCTCTCTCATACATATTATTCGGGACCACAGTATCAGTATGTACTGTGGTCACTAGACCTGATGGACCTGTAGGACTGATGCCGAGTACTACTACTACATCCTTATTCTGCGGCGAAATCTGAGTAGCGTCATAGTCCATATACCAGTATATGTGTTTATTCGGCACGTCTGGTAGAGCCATCTTAATCATTTTCACAATGATTCCGGATACTTCTGAGTAAGTTAGGTACTTAGTCATTTTGAATGTCCCTAACTAGCTGATATACATGCGCAAATTTGTAGTCAGTAGCGGTCTTAACTATGTATTCGGAATCATTAGCTAATACTCTATCAGCTATCAGGGATCCTACAGCATCAGACGTTTTGAGGACCGGCTGCCGGTCCCCCACATAAAAATCTATGCTGCCAGTGGATGTAGCACCATATACCGATATATCCATATTTGTTACTTGGGGGGCGAGTAGCCCCCTAACAGATATATAATCAGTACTGTCTAGTGTCCATGTACCATCCTCGTAGTGTCCATATACTCTACGTACCATATACTGAGATGGATATAAGGGTGTCATATTGTTAGCTTTTTTTGGCCCCGGCCAAAAAAGATCCTACATCAACTCTGTAAGTGACCGAATTCATTAGATCTCCAGTGTCATACAGATGTAGATATATGTCCTTCTGGTAGAGGGATTGCATATATTTTCCTAATTTGTCAAAAATACCAATAGTATCAGCACCTTCCAACGCAGCATCTATGATGGACTGTACGTATGACTGAGTAGATGATAATATAGTCTGATGTACTCTATTGATCCATCCAGGAGCAGCACCATCTGCTCTATTGTGGATTTCTCCATAAAATGAAGTACTTACACCCTTATGATTAACAACATCATCTGGTACACCTGCTACTACCGCACCATTCAGCTTTTTTAGGGCTGAAACTATGCGATTAAATTTAGCAGCATTATCAACTACTTGTGCCATTTATGCCCTAAAAGCCATCCTATAGGTAGTAGAGTATGTAGGAGCATAGTAGGGCTCCCAATACTCATATGCTATTCTGCGTGCATCTGTGGTGGATGACTCACCCACCACAGATGCGTAGGACTCAGAATATGGTCCTACTGTCTTGGAGGTGAGACCCATTGTACGGTCCTGAGTGTCCATCATTACTTTACAATACGCGTAACATCCTATTATTATTGGAGTTTTTATTTCGGCCGCCGATAAAAAATCTTGCTTGGAAAAAAACTGGTCGGCCATCTCTGTCACACATGATAGATGCTGCCGCAGAATGCTGTCCTGAGTAGTGTCATATATACGGCAGTACTCACGCAGCTCTGCTGCCTTAGCAGCCCATGTTACTACCTCTGAGACCAAAACGCTCATAATTACACAGATTTACGCGGACGACCGCGTCCAGGAAAGTAATGATCCATCAGTCGTATATAGTCATCTGGTAGTGTTTCTGGCAGATGTTCCCAGATGCCTGATGGCATCTGGGGTAAGGATGGTACTACCTCTGTGGGTATGAGTACAGCATCCCATCGACCATCCGGAGTACTCTGCCACACTATTTTATCAGCGGCTGTGTAGTGTGGATGATTTCCGAATCCACCATACCACATTAGATTTTTACCAACGAAATCAGGCACATCCGCAACACCGTTAATAAACTGTACGCCATCTATACACTGATGAAATGTGGGTCCCTGACGACTATATACTAGCATACATATACCTACCTATAGAGGAGGTAGCTAGGAGGGGTGGAGAGTACCACCCCTCCTAACTATTGGAGATTGGAGATTATTGAGTAATACCTAAGAGAGAGCCACCACACATAATCTTGGCGAAAGCGGGCTCGATACACATAGATGCAGCGTGGGTCTTAATCCCATAATCTACTGCATCGGTGTGGGTGCGGTACCAGATGGGGGAGCGGACGAGACCGCCAGTGCTATCAGCCACGAGCGGCCCGAACATATTTTGGCCGACCGAGTCCTCGACGGCCTGAGACTCGTCGAGGTAGCCGACGTACGCGCCGTCTTCCTCTCCGAGCACCCAGCCGTGTACGTCTGATAGCGTAGTCACGGCACCTGAGCTGGAGGTCTTGTCGGCCTTGTTAAACTTAGACCATACCACCGGAATCCCCATAAATCTCGGGGAGTTAAAGGTAGTTCCCATAAATTCTACCGCCGATGTACCGCCACCGAGGGCGGTAATCATCTTTTGTGCGCCCACCCACACCACCTTATTCATTGTGATAATACATTTGCTCGGATCATCATTACTCTGATTCAACAGGTGACTCGCTAGCATAGTGAGACCCTCCTGTGAGAGTGCATCACCAGCAGCGGTAGGATTGGCCTGGCTGAGATTGCCGTACCACTGACACGACGGGTGGATCATAGTCACGAGACCAGTAGGCTCACTAGCAGGAGTATAGGTCAGACCGCTAGCAGCTGCTGTGGTGGTGATGTCGCCATACGCATGTAACGTTGCGAAAACACAAGTCATTCTGATCCAACTGATACCGTTGCCCGAAATGAGCGGAACTCGATAAAAGTTGGTCGCGGAAAGCACTACACCAGTACCATATGTGCTGTCACCAGGAGCCATGTACTCGATGGTATCAGTGGACTGGGTGTACCTGAGGTACCCTAGACCAGTAGTAGCCGCCTCTCGCAGAGCGAGGGTGGTATGATTTGGCCCGACCTCCACAGCGGTGATACCCGCTGTGGTGAGGGTAGCACCGATAGCTACAGTAGCCTGATTACCATCGTAGAGCATCTCCCTGTAATGATTGGACAATCCACCGAGAACGCGAGCGGCAGCCGAAGCATCAGCATCGGGGCCATTGGTCGCATTGGCTCGGGTAGCCGCCTCAGCAGCGCTGAGGGAGTCCCTTTTATATAATGATGTCAAGAACTTAGGCTGCATGACACCAGTAGATGCACTATCAGTCATCTGACCACGGAATAATCTACCAGCACCACCAGCGGGCTCACTCTCTACCCACGCCTGCCACTGTAGTGCACCCTTATCCATGAGAGGGATGACCGCTGCCAGTCGGTCCGACTGATACACGGCATTGTACATGATTTCGGCTTGGGTCTTCGAATCGAGTTGAGCAAGAATAGTTGCAATAGTTGTAGCTGCCATAACTTATTAATTTCCTTTACTTTTTTTTCTTGGCCCTGTCGGCTGCGGCCGCAGCCGCAAGTCCGGAGCCAAGCTTATAGGGAGCTGGTGCAGTGCGGGGAGGTGTATTGCCTCCTCGTGTGCCTGGTCCTGCTGGACCTGCTCTTCGCAGGTCCGCGATGCCGGACCACCAATCTGCCACCATCTTATGGGCGTCGGCACCTACGCGCTCGACGCCAGCGGCGTCTATATGCACCATTTCCCCATTCTCGTTTATTTTCAGGGATTTACCTAATTTTTCTCTAGCATATATAAAAGCAATCTCTGGATTAACTGCATCCGTGAGTAGTGTCCTCAGCTGTGCATCCAGGTCTCTCTGAGCTACTCTAGCAGCATACTCATCGCGGAGTCTTTTCTCCTCGGCAAGCTTGTCCGCGTAGCTCTTCTCACGGGTCTCCCACTCTTTTTGTCGCTCGGCTAATAGTTGCTCGGCAGTCTTATTGCCGGCATCCTTAGTTTTCTGAACGTTTTCAAGGACTTGGAGCTTCCTCTCCAGTTCAGCTGCTTTTTCTTCGGCGGCTTTAGTTTTAGTCAGTTCAGCATCCCTAACTTGTTGCAATCGTTTGGCTAAATGGGATTGTTTGAAGCCCTCAAGTACTGGATCCTTATCATCAATTATAGGATTACCGTTTTCATCAATCTTTTCGGACATTTATAATTTCCCTTATTTTTTCGTGTGTAGGTATGACCACATCCACGAGTATGATCATATGTATAGATACACGGTACTATACTATTTTAGTTATTTTTTCGTGGGGCGCCAAAAAAAAATAATAATATCCACTACTTATGGCTTAATAGTGAATCATATACACTCAGACACATAAATGCATATGTCTGCTTGTGATGAGGATACTTAGATCCTCATCTATAGTGATGCTAGATAGGTGATTTTATTAAGTATTTTATAAAAATATGGTAATCGTTATGCCGGTGGCACTGGTGGTCTTAGGGCGACCCCTAGCATCTATACTATATATATAAGGTAAAAAACAGGAGGTATCCGCGTAATTTCCAAATGATTACCCATACATAGGTGGGATTAAAAAATCAATAAGTCGTCAGTAGCATCCAGGTCATCCCAGTCGAGTGCGGATGTGACCATCACACCATCCTCGTCCTCGTGTCTATACTGCCCCGCTGCCAGAGCGGCTGTTATTTCTTTTTTCACCGCGGTCCATCCGCGTCGTATACACATACATACTATGTTAGAGACCCATAAGTGATTGGATTTACAAAAGGATTTAATCTCTGACATAATTTTATAATCTCTACTCTGACCCTTTAGTGCTATATTTATTAGCTGTATTTTATTCATGATTTTCCCTTTCAGTTATTATAAATACTTAATATTATTACTCTTTTTTAGCCCGCAAAAAAAATCGGTGGGGGAGCTAAAGAAAGTATACGACATTACCATTAGTTGTGATTTCATTAATATTTTCAACAACATACAATGATTCTAACTCTTTGGCTAAAAAATCACTATCTGCTAGAGGATCATCTGACACTAACGCTAACTCATTAGAATCATTAGGATTCCCGTCCAGCACGATTAAAAATGACACTACAGCGGTCCATCTGATGCCGTGTGTATCTACGTACCCAACTATACCTTCCTCTGGAGGATTTTTAACTATTAGTTGATTTTTGCTGTAAGTTATTAGTTTCATTTGGGAATCAGTGAATCCAGTAGTAAAACGGTGGAGGGTAAATCTACTATGGGTATGACCCTACCAGCTGTGTGATTATACTGTGCAGTCATCTTTTGTGGATATTTTTTTCCCCGGGCCAAAAAAAAATCCTTTAAATTCACGGTGTTAAGTATTAATAATCTAGCATCAGTATGTATGAGGAGGTAAAATATATAGTCAGCCGTACACGTATATACCCATCCTGGGGACTCATGACCAGAATTAGTGCACGATTTTTCCTCAATGAATACAGATACATATGGGACCTCTTGGATTTTCTCCTCGATGGTCACCGTGCGGTCGCCGATGCGACCCACGGTGTCAATACCCATATGCTGTATACACATACTCTCATCATCAGTACCATCTACCAGAGAGTAGGAGTCAAATACTGAATTATATAAAGGAATCAGGTACTTGTCTCTCAGCATCTGTGAGCGAGAGAGGTCATCGTGGAAACTCACACCTGATTTCCCCAGCTGGCCCACCCAGGTCTGGTGGACCGAGCAAATAACTCTATTTTTGGCAATACTGGGTAATATTCCTCAATCATCTCATAGTAGTACGTAGGCTTGACCGAGTGCTCCCCTCTCTGCTCCGAGTACAGGTCCCTACGTCGCACATCAGGCGTGGGCGCCGGCAACGTGCCACGTGTAGCGACGAGCAGGTACTCTACCTGCCCTCGGAAATAGAATCCCATACCCATCTGCACCTTGTCCCAGACAGCCATAGTTCTGTACGAGAATCCCCAATGATTCAGCAATCTTAGAGCTTGTGGCAGGTGGGTAGAGGTAGTCCACATATATATGACAGCATCATCGGTAGCTATGGCACCTACTGGCAGAGCCACCAGCTCCTCCTCAGTCATGGTAGGGTACTGGTACTCCACACCTCTCAGACCTATAGTACTACCATCATACTGCCATGGAGGATCCATATATATGACTGGGTACTTATGCTCTAGATCTAGTGGAGCAACAGATTGCTTAGCAATATCAGCTACTTTCTTTAATTTCTCCTCCCTACCAACAGACTGTATATGACGTCTATACTCTGCATCGATGGATGTATGCCCATCACGTATGGAGTCTGCTACATCATCTGCTACCCCAGCATCCACCAGCGTCATCCACTTATCTGCCGTTCTCGGGCTGCATCCAGCCGCCCTAGCAATCATAGTACGTGTTTCTCTCTCTGCTGGAGTACCGCTACCAGGTGTATGATATTGCTGCCTTTTTTTAGCCGCCGAGGAAAAAAGTGGTCTCATCCTAGCCGCCAGAGCCAGACGGTCCACTATACTCATATTTCTCCTCACGCACTGGATGGTGTACACTCTCATCATAGCATCATCTCTAGATGCATATGACTCTGCCCGTACAGTATATGGTATGCCATGTGCGGTGCAGATGGCGTGCCGTGTATGTCCATCCAGCAGTATGTCCTCCTCGGCCCATATGATGAGAGGATCCATACACCCTCTTAGGATGATATCAGCCTCTAACTCAGCATATGTCTCAGGGGTATGAGGAGGTATAAGTGCTTGTATTTCTTGATCTATTTTCATAATTTTCTCCTACAATATATATATTTTTTTTAGCTTCCGGCAAATTTGCCGGAAGCAAACACTTAAAAAATTGTGATGCTGGAGCATCATTACTCCAGCATCTAGAGGAGGTGATTAGGATCCTATGATCCTATTACTATATATAGTATATTTTTATAAAAATGTAATGTAAGCATAAGAGATTATTGGGGTATTTTTTTGGCCCCGGCCAAAAAAAAATCAGCGTAAAAAGCATCTGCTGTGTCGTCTACCATCACTATCGGTGGTAATGGTGCCCGTAAGCGGCCCAGGACGCGTCCAGACGCGTCTGCCATGGAGCCAGGCCAGGACATACTGTGTTGGGTCTGTCTCGTCTGTAGGGCGTCCTGCTGCGTCTACGATGGGGAGTATTGGTCTGTGTCTCATATCAGCACCTCTGTGGTGTGTTTATATACTATATATAGTATATTTTAGGGGGAAATGTAAATGTAAGGACTTTTTGGCCCGGGCAAAAAATGTTGGGAGGGGGCGGGCGCAACAGGGGGTGGGTACTTCTGTCTTCTCCTCTACCATACCGCTATGATGACACACACAGTATGTCATAGGATCCCCACTCAAGGTAGTTGGGGTACAATCATCACCACTGTCCCAGGCGCATCCGGTACCAGACTACGTCTGGTACCTCCTACACCCCTTTATGTGTATGGTCCAGGACGCATCCAGATGTGCTTAGGTGCGTCTTCTATAGGGTCGGGCCATAGCAATACTGGTAAGGGTCTACCACGCCTATAGGGCATCCTACTGCGTCTGCGGTGTATAGTAGGTCTGCCGACGGCCGTCGGCAGACCATACTCTGACTGGGACGCTCTGTCAGGGTATGTAGGATGTCTCTGGCAGCCATTGTAGGGTGCATCCATACCGCGTTGAGGGTGCATCCATACCGCGTTGAGGGTGCATACCTACCTGGAAGTGCTGCCCCCTGCCCCATCATACGTACGTCTGGTACCTCCTACACCCCTTCTTGACAGGGCACTCCGACTTACCGCACTGTTAGCGATGGTGATTTAGATGGTGCGTATGTCGCATCTCTATACTAGAGTATTTAGGATTTTAGGATCTTAGGATCTTAGGATCTAAGAAGAGAGGAGGCACTTACGCCCCATCAAACTCACCATCA